TGGGCCACGGCCAGATTGAAACCCAGCTCGTCGGCTTCCATGGTGGCCTGCAGGCCGCCGAGCTTGGGCAACAGTTTTTGGGCGGCCCGCATGTCTCTCAGGTCGCCGTGCACCAGGTAGATGGCTTCGAGCCCGTCGAAGGGGGCTTCGGGGTCGAAGACGACCCGAAAATCCAAGTAGGGCAGGGCGGCCCCGTCGGTGGCTTGGGCCATGGCCGCGTTCAAAGCGGCGGCGTGGGTGAGAGTGGAAGTCACGTTTTGGCGCTCGCTTGGTCTAGGCCGGCTTGAATTTTGGTGGTGGCCGCGTCGAGGGGCCCGGGGTCGCGTAGCCAGGTGGCCACCAGCCATTTCTGGGCTCGTATGCCGTGGCCGGGCCAACCCCAATGGATGACCGCGGCGTAGGGGGTGTCGGTCACCACCCGCACTTTAGAAGGCTCGGCCGCTTCGGCTTTGTGGGAGCCGGCCAGACGGCCGGTGCGTTTCGGGGCGGCCGCTTGGGCGGCCGGCACCAGCACCCGGGCCAGGGCGGCCAACGCTTCTTTGGGCTCGGTGGCCGCTTTCTTGGCGTCTTCGAGGGCGGCGGCGAAGGCGGGCCCGTTGACCGCTTCGACGGTTATGGCGTCGGCCACTAGGGCGGCGGGGTGATAGTTATCTGGCCTTGGATGGGCCAGGCGAATTTGCTGACACTGTTAGAGCCCGAGTTGATTTCTTCCATGTTCCACCCGTCCACTATCACGTTGCCGGCAATGGACGGCCCGGTCGCCCCGTTGGGCTCGAAGGTGAACGGCATCAGCTGGCCCTGGTGAGAGTGCACGAAATAGAAAATGCCGGTTTTGTTCGACCAGTCCAGTAGCACGGTGCCCGACAGGGCGTAGCTGTAGGTGGCTTGGGCCTGGATCAGGTCACCGGTTAGCACGGTTACCGCGGCGTCGCGGGTCACGGTTTGCGGGGTGCCGATGGCGGTCACCTGAGCTTCCATGTTCACCCCGGTGGTGACGTCACCGAGCTTTAAGGTGCCGATAAGGCGATCAACGATGGTGGCCATCAGGGTGCTAGCTCCTTTTGGGCGGTCAGGGCGGCTAGATCGGTGAGCATGACAACTTCGGCCCTGTAGGCCGGCCAGGTGTCGGCGTTCACGGTGACACTCGACCAGGTGGCGGGCAGGGCTTCCACGGTGAGCGGGCCGGCCCCGGCGTAGAAGCGGTCCAACAGGTCAGCGTGGGCCATCAGGTCTTCTACGCCGCGCACCGGGATTATGTAGGCCCAGAAGGTGACTCCGAGCCCGCCGGTCAACGCCACGTAGGGGGCCGAGTCGGTGAGCGCCCCGATATGCAGATACACCGCGGGCGGGGTTATGTCACCGGGGCGGAGCGCCACCCGCAACGATTGGGCTTCGAGCGCTTGGGCCAGGGCTCGGGCCGCGTCGGCGATCACGCGATCGGCAGCCCGTAGTGGGCCAAGATGATGCCTTCGGCGGTGCGGCGGTAGTAAGGCGTGGCCACCGGGTTGAGACTGTCGAGCCCTTCGGGCCGGTTGCGGGACTCGTACACCCATTGGCCGAGCATTAGCACGGCCTCGTATATTTCGGCGTCGGGCGGGCCGGTGTCCCATGGCACGCCGAGCCGGGTGGCGGCCGCCTGGCCGGCCGCGTTGGCCGAGCTGACCCGGGCGGCGTCATCGCCGGGCATCAGAGCCAAACGGTCGGCCAGGTCGCTATCTGGCGGCCACCCGGTGGCCATCAACCGGCCTTTTTGGCCGCCGCGGCTTTCTCGGCGGTCGCGGCCTCAGTGTCGGCCGGGGCTTCTTCTTCGCCGGCCTGCAATGGGAGCGGGGTGGTGTTGGTTATGAGCCGGATACCGAGCTTGTATTGCGCCCAAAACCCGACCCCGGAATATTTGACCAGTTTCAGCACTTTGACGTTGCCGCCGGTGGTGGCGTCGGTGGTCCATTCCAGACGGAAGTTCATTACCGGGGTGGCGAACACGGCAGCCGAGTCGGTGTCCTGGTCAAGTACGAGGGTGTGGGTGGCGGTCATGGACGGCCCCGGCCAGAGCGGCACGCCCTGCACAGTGAGAGTCGAGAAGCCGGGCTCTGAGGTGCCGGGGGCGTTGAAATACGGCCCGTAGGGCAGTAGCGGCCGGCCGGCCGAGTCGTTGGCGGTGGCGATGGCGATGTACTCCTTGGAGGCCGGCACCACGTCGGTCGGGGTGTAGGGGGTGGTGGCCATGTTGGCGAACAGGCCTCTAAGGGCGGCCATGAAACCGGCGCCGTCGGCGTAGGTGGCAGACACCGCGGTGGAATTGGCGGTAGCGGTGAAAAAGGCCACGGCCCGGGCTTCGACGTCGGCCAGCCAGGCCCGGTCCATGGCATCTAAGGCGATACGGTCAATCTGGGGGTTCGAGCCGAGCAACAATTTCCGGGAGAAGCTGTAGGCCCCTTCGACTTCGGCGATGGTCACCGTGTCGTTGCCGGTGGTGATATCGCCGGGGGTGATCGGGGTCACTTCGTCGGTGGGCAGCCCGGACAGCCCGGTTTCGGTCAGGGTGCGCGGCACGTCGAGAGTGTTGAAATCGGGTGTCGGGTATTTGGTGAGCACGCTCCACAGCGGGGCTTTGGCCGCTTTGAGCGGCACGTAGCGGTCGGGCAGCCAGCGGGGCGGGACCAGGGCGGTTTCGCCGGTCCAGGTGCCGGTGGCGGCGGCCACACCGGGCGGGGCGGCCATGAACCGGGTGTAGCCGCCGCGCAACACGGCCGGGTCGGCGGCCATGGCCTGAGCGCGATGCCACCGCAACGCTTCGGGCGAGCCGGGGTTTTCCATGGCGGCCAGGGCGTCGCGCACAAAGCTCGGGCCGCCCATGATGTGGGGCAGGGCGTAAGGGTAGGGGTCGGTGACATAGGCGGGGGATGGGCCGGGCTGGCCGACCGGGGCGGCGCCGGCCGCGGTGAGGGTCACCGGGCCCGAGCCCGCGTCTATCGCCACGGCGGTGGCGGCGACGGGCGGGACGGGCTCGGGCGCCGGCGGGGCGGCCACCACCGGGACGGGAAGGGGGGCGGGCTCGGTGGTGGTCATGGTCGGGGTTCCTTTCTGGGCGGTCACAGCAGAAACGCGGGCGGTGTCGAAGGCCGGTTCGGATAACAGGGCGACGTGGCGGCCTTTGGACGCGGTTACCCACACCCCGGCGTCGGACTCATCGAATTCCACCAGGTCGGCGGCCACGCTGAGCCCGTCGCGCAAACCTTCGGCGGCTTCGGCTAACACCTGGTCGCCGCGGTCGCCGGCCGGGACCCGGAACGTGGCTTCCAGGCCGGTGTCGGTGTCAGCGGAGCTGACATAAACGGCGACCGGTTGGGCCGGGTCGTGGTCGAGCACCAGTTTGGCCCGATCGGACAGGGTGAGCCCGCCCCGGGCGAACGCCACCCGCTGGCCGGTCGAAACTATGGCGTAGGTGCCCCACGGGACTACCTGGCCGGAGATGGTGCGCCGGGCCTTGTCGGCGGCGAGCCGGGCGGGTGGGGCGGCGGTGCGAATTTCCACAGGGTTATCCTCCGGGCGGCGGCGGGGTGGGGGCCGAGCTGGGCGGTGGTGGGGGAGTGGTTTCGGCCGGTAGGGCCAGGTCTTCGGGGCCGATCTGCAGAGCGAAGTCCAGGTCGAGCACTTCGGCCAGGGACCTGACGATGGCCGGGGTGGCCGCACCCTTTAACGCGCCGACCATGACCTGCACCCGCTCGAGTAGGGGGAGCCGGGTGAATTCGTCGCGGTCGAATTCGAGGTACTGGCCGCGGGGGGTTATGTCGTTTTGGGACAGCCGGCCTTCTATGGCCCGCAGGTAGGCGTCCAAAACGTCGTCTAAGAAGGCGGCCCGGTAGTCGGCCTGGTTGGTGTACACGTAGCTCGAAGATGAGCCCATGGCGGCGGACACCAGCACCGGGTTGACGCCGGCCAGGCGGGCCAGTTGGGTGGCCATGTATTGGCGGGCCTCTATCAACTGTTGGTCGGCGGAGGAGAAGCCGATGGAGCGGGCTTCGAGGTTGCTGGGGGTGTAGGCGGTGGCGCCCTGTTGGCGGGCCGTTTTCCACGAGGTGACCAGGTCGGTGGCGGCGGTCTGGGACAGCGGTTCGCCGCCGGTTTGGTGCAGCTCGATGTTGGGGAGCGGTTCGGCCGCGGCGTTAGCGGCCGCGGTTTCTAAGTCCAGGGCGGCCAGAATGGTTTGGGTGCCGTAGGTGCAGATACCTTCGTGGGGCCCGTTGATGACTTTTATGTCGTCGCCGGGTATCCGCACCCCGAGATACCAGATTTCGGCCGGCCAGAACGTCCCCCACGCCAGGGTTTCGGGGTCGTAGGTGATCTGGCCGGGCAGCACCCGACGGAACGCCACGGGGTAGCCGGTGGCGTCGCGGGCCAGCACGATAAGTGTCGACTTGCCGTTGTGGAAAAGGTCGTCGATCACCCACGACCAGAACAGGCTGGGACTGATGGCCGGGCTTATGTCGGGGTTGGCGCACCAGCCCGGGTCGAGTTTGGTTACGGTGCCGTCGGCCGCGGTGCGGTAACGCTCCAAAGGCATGGATGCCACCCCGCCGGCCAGCTGGGCGCGAATGAACGCCAGGGTGGGGACGGCCATGGCTTGGGCCCGGGTGGCGCCCCCCCCGAACCACCACGGCACCGGGCCGCCACCCAAATCGGCGGCGGTGGCGGCGGTGGGTGGCGGCGGGGGAGCCAGGGAAGCCCCACCCGCCGCCGCTTCGAGCGTCGCCACCCGCTTGGCCAGGGCGCGAGCACGACTCCCGAACATCGCCCAAGCGTCTTGTGACACGACGCACAAGTCAAGAGGCGGTGAGCGTAAATGGCCCGAGAGGCCCCCAGACGGCCCGGAGAGCGGGGCGAGGGGGGTTGCGGTGTGGGCGTACCGGGCCGGTTACCTGACGGCCACCACGTACGGCGGGGGCGGCGTGGGGCGGGCTCTGGCGGCCCACGCGGCGAGGGTGACGGCCACCAGCGGGGATATGTCGGCCGCGGAGGACCGCCGCGACCAGGCCCACCCGTCACCGAGGGGACGGCGGGCCGCGCCGGCCAGAGCGGCGTCCAGGTAGTCCTGAGCGCGGTGGGCGAGGGTGCCGGCGTTTATCTGGTCGGTCAGATCGGCGCAGGCCCGGGCCAGTTGGGCGGCCCCGGTGCGCAACACTTCGAGCCCGGCCAGCTCTAACCGGTCGGCCAGGGTGCCGGCGGCGAGGGAGTCGGCCACCAGCCGGCCCCCCCGATGGGTGGCGGTCCAGGCCCGGGCGGCCCCTTCGAGCCAGGCCACCCCGGGCCGGTACTCGAGTAGTTCCACCACGACCCGGCCGGCCACGGTGCCGGCCTGCGCGAACGCCGCGGCGGACCGGTCGCCGGCCACGTCGAACGCGGCCACATCGGCGGCGCTGGGCAGCTCGAAGTCGGCCAGTTCGGCCCAGCGGGCCATGTCCACCCCGGTGGCCAGGTCACGCGGCCGGGGCCACACGTTCAAGATGGAACGCTCGAAGCCGGCCAGGTCGGGGCCGGCCCGGGCCAGCTCGGCGGCGATGGCTTCGGGGCGGATGGTGTCACCGAGCGCGGGATGGGCCCGCCACCAGACGGCCGGGTCTGTCGGGTCGTAACCGCCGGCTTTGTCGTCGGCCCCCCAGTCGAACAGGGCGATAGCCGGGTCGCCGGCGGAGTGGGCGGC